AGCTGAAGAAACACAAGTAGGAACAGTTACAGCTTTTGGAACAGATAATTTTACTCTTGGTACTCATGGCGGAACAAATGCAAATGGGGAAACAAAAGCAAATTGGTGTTGGTCTGCAGGGGGAACTACAGGGTCGTCAAACTCAGATGGAAGCATAACATCAACTGTATCTGCAAACACAACAGCTGGATTTAGTATTGTGTCTTATACAGGCACAGGAAGTAATGCTACAGTTGGACATGGAATTGATACACCTAGAATGTATATTGTAAAAAGAAGAAGTAACACAGGAAATTGGTACACCTACCATGAAAGTATAGGTAACACTAAAAGATTAAGATTAGATGAAACTGCTGCAGCAACTACAGAATCAGCTGCTTGGAACAATACGAGTCCAACATCTAGTGTTTTTAGTCTTGGAACTAGTGTTGATGTTAATGCTTCTGGAGAAACTTACATAGCTTACTGCTTCGCAGAAAAAAAAGGATACTCAAAATTTGATTCTTATACTGGTAATGGTAATGCTAATGGACCATTTATTTACACTGGATTTAAACCAGCTTTTGTTATGATTAAACAATCAAGTGCTGCAGGAAATTCATGGAATATTTACGATAATAAAAGAAATACATTTAATGTTATGGATAAGTTTTTATTAGCAAATAGTAATCAAGCAGAATCAAGTTATTCAGTTATAGATTTTGTAAGTAATGGAATTAAATTAAGAAATACTGCTAGTAGCTTTAACACTTCTAGCTCAACATACATCTACATGGCTTTCGCAGAAGCACCATTCGTAACATCAGGAACTAAAGCACCGGGGACGGCAAGATAATGTCTAGAAAAAACGGAGGAATAATCGGACCAGCAAACACACCAGTCGGAGGACTATTTAAAGGGGTAGCAAGTGGTGTGTGGAGAATGAATGATCTTTTAAATTTTGTCAGCAACAGTCAGTGGCCAACAGGTCCTAAGAATATAGATAACTCATGTTTGTTTGATGGTAGTGGTTATGGACAAAGAAGTATATCAACTGCCGGTAGCGGAACCACAGCTACTTTTTCCGCTTGGGTTAAAACTAGTGCACTTCCAGATAAAGTATTATGGACATCATACATAGACGCTAACAATTATGTTGAGATATATTTCAATAGTGGTCAATTTAGAGTATTTCATTATGACGGTGGTTCAACATCTAATGATGTTCAAACAAATGCATATTTTAGAGATCGATCTGCGTGGTATCATTTTCATGTGATATTCGATACAACAAATGGAACAGAAGCAGACAGAATTCAAATGTATGTTAATGGCACTAGACTCACAGATTTTAAAACTGCTAATTATCCAACATCAAGTCAAGATTTAGAGTTAAGTAGTTCTTCAGCAACTTTTAATTTAGGAGCAAGAAACGCTGACGAGCAATGGAAAGGGTATATGGCAGAGATGGTTTTTATAGATAATCAAGCACTAACACCCTCTAGTTTTGGTGAAACTGATTCTACAACAGGAATATGGAAGCCTAAAAAGATAGGTGCGTTTTCTTCTGCGGGGACCAATTCATTCTATCTTGATTTTAAAGACAGTTCAAATCTAGGTAAGGATGCATCAGGATTGGGTAATAATTTTACTGTAACTAATATAGCAAGTACAGATCAAATGACTGATACTTGTGTAGAGAATTTTGCAACATTAAATTCTTTAAACAATGTTGGTACAGGTGCTAATCCTACATATTCAGAGGGTAATTTAAAAGTAGTATCTTCTGCTGATAATTATTTTGGTGGCTCTGGTAATATAGGAGTTACAACTGGAAAATGGTATTTAGAGGTAGAGTTAGATGCAGAAAGTACATCAGGTCAAGGAGTAATAGGTATGAGTACAAATATTTTTGAAGAAGCAAGACAAAACAGACATTTTGGTCAATTAACCTCAAATCCATCAGTAGGATATTATGGTGGAAATGGCAATAAAGTTGTAGATGGTGCAACTGACTCATCTTATGGAAATACTTATGCGGCTGGAGATATTATAGGTATAGCAATAGATTTGGATAATAATAAAATTTACTTTTCAAAAAATGGTACATTTCAAAATTCAGGTGTTCCGACTTCAGGTTCAACAGGAACAGGTGCAATATCTTTAACTGCAACAGATAGAGAATGGTTTTTAAGCTTAGGAGATGCTGGATCATCAACAACTGCAACATATTTAGTAAACTTTGGAAATCCACCTTTTTCAATCTCATCAGGAAACAGTGACGCTAACGGTCATGGAAACTTTGAATATTCTGTACCTTCGGGATATTATGCGTTAAATACATCTAACCTAAATACTTATGGATAAAAATTATGGCTTATAGTTCGATTGTAAAACCAACAGATTATTTTAATACTAAGCTCCACACAGGTAATGGTTCTACTCAATCAATTACAGGAGTTGGTTTTCAACCTGACTTTACATGGATTAAAGATAGAAGTGGTGGTAATGATCATCAAATAGTTGATGCTGTAAGAGGAGCAACAAAAGCTGTTTCTTCAAATAGAAATGATACAGCAACATTTTCAGATGGTTTAACTTCTTTTGATAGTGATGGTTATTCTTTAGGAAACAATACAAGATATAATGGAAGCAGTACAAATTATGTTGGCTGGAATTGGAAGGCAAATGGAGCAGGTTCATCAAATACAGATGGAAGTGTAACTTCAACTGTTTCTGTAAATACTACTGCTGGATTTTCTATTTCAAAATATACAGGGACAGGGTCAAATTTAACTTTTGGACATGGACTTGGTGCAATTCCTGATTGGATTATGATTAAAAATCTTGATGTAAGTCAAGCATGGAGAGTTTATCATCAAAAAATGACTGCTTCTGACCCATACAGCAAAAGAATGGTTCTTTCAGAAACAGGGGCAGAAACTTCAAATGCTTTAGGATTAAGTCAAGACCCAACAGCATCTTTAATTTATTTAGATAATTCTACTGGTTGTACTAATGATAATGGTGAAGATTTTATTTGTTATGCTTGGACACAAAAAAAAGGCTACTCAAAATTTGGGAGCTACATAGGAAATGGAAATTCTGATGGAACATTTGTTTATACAGGATTTAAACCTGCTTTTGTAATTATAAAAAGAGCAGATAGTTCAGATGGTTGGCATCTTTTTGATAACAAAAGAGATGTTGATAATGTTATTGAAAGAAGAATAGAAGCTGAAAGTGAAAGTGCTGAAAATACATCAATAGATTGGTGTGATTTTTTATCTAATGGAATAAAACATAGATACACTGGTGGTGGAACAAATGCTTCAGGTGGAACATATATCTACATGGCTTTCGCAGAAGCACCATTTGTGGCCAATAATTCTGGGACAGCGGTGCCAGTAACGGCTAAATAAATAGATATGGACAACAAATACAAAATATAATAAAAGGAGATCAATATGTACGCAAAAGTAGAAAACAATCAGA